TGGTCGCCGCGTCGCCGATGCCCTTCGCGGCGTTGCCATAGATCGAGGACTGCGCGCTGCCGGCACTCAGGTCCGTTTGCGCCATGCTGGTCCCGGTGTTCTGGCTCGCCGTCGCCTGCCCGGCCGCCGCGTTCTCACCCAAATTCGCGAGTGAAAACAGCCTGTTATAGTAATCGGTGAACTCCTTATCGGCCAATCCCGCTCCGTAGGTTTGTTCCGCCTTCAGCGTCGCGCCCGACCGCAGCATCCCCTTCGCCGCCGCGCCCGCGTCAACCGCGCGCAACCCCTGCTCAAGCTGCCAGGCATATCCTGGGCTCGTATGGAAGGCCGCCATCGCGTCGTCGTAGCCCTGCTGTCCGTTCAGCCCGACCGCGTTCGTCACGGCGGGTAGCGTGGCTTCGCCCGCCGTGCGCCACGGTTCAAGATCCGCGCGGGACTGCGCTAACGCCTTCTCCTGCGCCGCGTTGGCCTTGTCGGCCGCGCTCGATGCCGCGTTGCTCGAAAGCAGAGAGCCACCGATCCCTGCTGCGGCTGATATTCCTGCGGCGGCGATTCCCCACGGCATTTATTCCTCCATCACCAGTTGATGTTCTTCGGCGACAGGCGGCTCGCCGTCTGGGTCGGCGTGGTCGGCGTTGTGGATGCACAACAATCCTGTCCCCGCCTCAAGCGTCAGGAACGAGTGCATCGTATGCGCCGGTATCGAAATCAGCGACGGTGCGCGGAAATCACCGAGTAGCCGCCCGTCTTGCCACACCCTGACCGCTCCATGCGTCACGGCCGTTACGTGGCCGTAGCGGTGCGCATGCTGTGGGAGCAGCGTTCCGGCGTCGGGCACGGTGTATGCTTTGCAGTATATACCTTCGTAGATGGTCAGGGCCTCGGTCACGGGTTGATGCGCCGCGCGTTTCATCACTCGCACCTCATCGAAACGATAGCGACTATCCTGTCACACAATCCGACGTTTTCGATAGAGTGCGTCAACAAGTTGTCGAACGTCCAGATCGATCCGGCACCGAACGTTGCCGCGTCATCCTCGCAACGAACCAGCGCTGACCCGGCCAGCGTGATGTGGCACTTTGTGTTGTAGTATTCCGGCGCCCAGTTCCCCTTGTCCGAGTGCGGCTCGATCATCTTACCGGGCGGAAGTTTCGTGATCAGGATCGACCCAAGCTCCACCGCCTGCACTCGTGTCATCAGAGCGAACACCATCGGCCGCAGCGCGGGCAGCCGGTGCCACGCCGGCCAGAACACGTTGCGATGCTCAAGCCGTCGCGTCTCCATCGAGACATCCGCCTCCAGCATGTAACGTACGGTCACGTCTCTCATGGCCGAGTGGGGCGTTCCGGGATACAGCCGCCGCTCGGGGTTCTGGTCCCAGAGGTCGGCGGCGCGGTTCAGGTCGAGCAGCACCGGCACGACATCGATGCCCGAGGCGAGTTGCACGAACCGGCTCATGGCGGGAGCACCAGTAGATTGCCCGGCTCAGTCCGCTGGAAGTATTGCAGCAAGCCCTCGGGGCCATGCACCCGCAGATTCGTCGGTGACGGCGTATAGGTCCACGGCTGACCGTTCTGGCCGCCGCCCCACTGGCCGCCCTGATATTCATCGACGCCATGATAGCGCGATTGATCGCTGAACGTCGGGTGGTTGGGTTTTTTGTAAGCGTCGCCCGCGTGGCCGCTTCCGGCGTCGAACGAGCCGCCTGACTTCCAAAAGCCGCGCATGTCATAGTCGTAAACATCGGTGGCCGGGTTGCGCCCGCCGCGCGCCGCCGCCTGCTGCTGCCCCCACGCGAGGAACGCGGCCTCGTCCTCCGTCGACAGAGTGGTGTTGTAGCGGTTCGTGAAGTCGTAAGGGTCGACCTGCGGGGCCAGCCGGTTCACCGGAGATCGCGGATCGGCCTGCGCCATCATCAAACGGTTCGCCGGGCTGTCCATCACCGAACGCGCCTCGCGTAAACAATACCCGTGGCCGTTACCGCGCCGCTGGTAAAACCGCACTGCGCCACGAGATACGCGGTGACCGGGGTCGCTACGTTGATCCGGACGGCGCCTCCCGTGCCGATACGCAGTTGCGTTGCCGCCGTCGCTCCGGCCACGCGGGTGACGATGCTGCCGCTCGTGGCGGAAACGACGTTAACGGTGGCCTGTGCGTAGGTCACCGTCCCGGTGGGGTTGAACACGACATTCCCTTCAACGCTCCAGTCGCCCGCCGTCAGCGGCAACGTCACGATGTCGGTGACGGTGCCATTTCCCAGGCCCACCGTGCCGCTGCTCGACGCCTGGAGAAACTCGCCGATCTGGCCGGCGGGTGCATCGGAGGCGTCCGTGATCCCCATGCGTCTCGACAAATCCCCGAGCCGATCCGCCACGCCGTCGTGATAGGCGATCCAAGCGTGCGTGTGCTGCCCGTCGTCCCGTAATGGCGCCTCGTTGGCCGGCGGCCTGGGCGTGATCGGGACCTGTGCCATCACCACGCGCCCGGCTGGATATCGGCGTCCACCGCGTAGATGTGCGTGATACCGTAAGACGTAATACGAAAGACGCGTTCGCGGAACGAGCCGAGGCGGGTGGTGAATACCCTGGTTCGGTGATCATACGTCCGGATCGCGTTCAGCTCACGCGGCAGGCTGAACAGTTCGGACCCGTCGTCCGACCAGTCGAGCCGCAGCGTGGAGGGTGCGTGCGCCGCGTCGCCGGTCTCCATTTCGATCTCCACGCGGGAGCAGAAATCGCGTTTCGTGCCGGCCCATATCGGCGGCAGTTGGACCTGACGCATGATTTCGAGGCCGTCCTCCGTGGACAGGCCCATGCGCGGGGCGAATATCTTACCGCTCCAGTTGTCGCCCAGTCCGTAGACCAGGCCACGCCCGACATCCGGAGCCGACCGGAGCCGGTAGGGCGCCAACCCGTCCGCCGAGCTGGACCGCTCATGCCAGAGTTCGGTGGCCGCATCGTACACCAGCGTCCGTGGGGCGCTCGTGCCGACCGTGAGCACGTAGTAAGTGTGCCCGTTCTGTTCATAGGTGAACGCCACGGCCGTCTCGGAATTGTGGTCCTCGATCGTCCTTTCCACGGCGTGCGTGCTGACCCGTTTGGCCTGATATCCGGCTGACCTGTAAACTACGTTATCCGGCCCGACCCACCACAGACTGCCGTCAGCGATAGCCACGCCAGCCGGTGTGGCGATGGGAAACGGGATAACCCCACCGGGGCGGCGGCGGAACGGAAAGTCGGCCTCGCCCGCGTCGTACCAAACCTCGATACCGCCGTGGCCCATGAGCCAGACCTCGCCGCGATGCGTGATCACCCGGCTTAACAGATTGGTCACGCCGTCGCTGTGCGCGAAGTCCAGCGCGTCGAAGTCGGTGGGGTCCGCCAGACGCGAAATGAACCAGCGCGCGGAAGGTGGCACATCGGTGAAGACAAAGTAACCGTCAACGAAGTCGACTGATGATGCGCCCTCGAATACATCACCACCGATCTGGTTCAGCGCCAGATCGTGCGTGCAGGTAAACGCGTTCGGCGGCACGCAGACGACCGCGGCATTTTCGCTGACCGCGATCGTTGGAATTGTTGGCACGCCATAGACGGTGGAGGACCAGCCGACATAGCCCAGGTCCTCGATGGTGGGTGGTGCCGGAGGGGATCCGATCACGAACGTAATGCGGTAGAAATGATCGCCTGAGACGACATACAGGTGGCCGGGGTGATCGGCGTTCATCGCCAGGATGGGGCCTGATCCAGCCTCGTACAGTTCCACCAGTCCCGGCACCGGCGACAGCACGATACCCGCCCGCGCGTCCTTCGGCGCCTGCTCGGCGAACATGTTGAGCAGTCGCTCGGTCGTCAGCGGCCGCGAGAAATGCGGGTAACTTTGCAGTGGGATCGACACGCGTTGAATGCCGGTCTTCGGGCCGAGTGCCTGTCTCAGCGATGCGAGCGCGTCAGACATCCGGGTCGTGTCCGTTTGGAAGTCGCGCGCGGAGTTCCGTCACGAGTCGCATGAGCGCCGCCTTTTGCGCCTCGGAGACCGCCAGCGCCGTCTGCGCCGCGTTACGTTGCGCTTCCAGCATAGCCATCACGTCCTGGGGTGAGATGGTGACGGGTTCCTCAGGGCTCATAGTAGGGGATTTTCCGGGGGACGCCGCCTATCTTGATCGTGAGGTATCCCGAGGCTGTCGCGGGTAGCGCGCCGACCGCTCCCGCCGTCGCGGTCGATGAAATGGGCGTGACCACGTCCAGGCACCCGGCTCCCTTGGCGTTGAGCTTCAGATCAATGTCGGCGTTCGACCCGGCCGCCAGCACGCCGACCTGACCGCCCGCCGGAGCGCCGGACAGGACAATGAAATTTACCGAGTTCGCGACCGGCGGAACGACCAACAGATTACCGCCCGTGGCATTCTGCACTGTCAGACCGGTGTCGTTGAACTCCAGGTTGGTTGCCAGCGTATGGTCGTTGATGTTGCCCTGAAGGTGGCTGGTCTGGTTCCCGTCGCTGGCATACCACGTCAGCGTGTGCCCCTTGGCGAACATGATGGCATCGCCCGTCCCGGTGACGCCGTTGGTTCCGGCGATGGCGTTGGCGCCAAATACGATACCGGCTCCAAACGATGTCGGGTTGGCTCGAAACGCGATGCCGGCGGATGTGTTCGCCGCGCCGGGCAGCGGGATGCCGCAGCCGGATGCGACCTGATGGCCGATCGTCGAGCCCGCTGGTTGCGCGTAAGGCGATGGCGCGATAACGCCGCCCTGATTGCTGACGTTGATCTCCATGCCAAAGGTGATCTGGTCATCGACCCCGGCCAACCGCCGCGCCTCGCCGTAATAGGCATAGACGGTGCTTTCGCTGGTCGCGTTGTCGTTGATGGCATAAGCGGCGATGCCGATCGTGTTCGAGCTTCCCGCCAGCGGATTGTCGGAGGAACGGCTGCCGCTGACGAAGCCGAACTGACCGTTGATGCTCAACACCGACATCGTGGTTCCGACCATGGGGCCGACCTCCGAGCCGCCGGTTGGCGAGGCCAGGAACGCCTGCAACCAGTCCTGTGAGATGTTGGGATATCTGCCGTCATTCAGCGTCGCGGGGCCAACAAACAGACGATCAGCGACGCGCGCGACGGTGGCGCCGTCCTGGACGAAGAACTCGCCGCTCAGCGGTTGGTTGATGGTCCCGGTGACGGTCCCGGTGAGCGTTCCGGCGCTCATGTAGGCTTGCAACGCCGCCGCTGAGAAACGCCCGGAGCCGGCCAACTCGCCGACGACCGAGGAGCCGCTGGTGAAGGAGCCCAGATCCGGCATGTCGGCGATGCGGACGCCGGGGAACGTGCCTGTCGTGATGCTCATGCCATTACCCCAATGTCGCGATGACGGTCAGCACGCCAGACGCGTTCGTGACTGTGTTCGTGCCGTCCGTTTTGATGCCGCCGAGCGTTGTCGGAGTGGCGATCGGCAGGACATAGCCGGAACCGCCGGAGCCGCCGGAACTGGGCGACGCGACACCCGGGCCGCCCGCGAGGTAGATCGCTTCTGACCCGTCAGTCAGAGCCGCCGGGTTCGGGTCGGTCAGCATGATGAGCGGCGCGATGGCGCGGGAGAGCATCGGGCGGACGTGCAGATGTCCCTCGGCCAGTAGTTCAGCCTCACCGCCGCCATCGGCATCGAAGTAAATCGCCCAGCGGCAACGCCTCGGCCACGCGCCCACGGTGCCGGCGGGGACGACAACACGGAACGTGGCGGTGGCCATGTCGTAGACGCTGCCGAAGCCGGTCCAGAGCGCCGTCCCAGGCCCCGCCACGCCGCCGTTGTGCCAACCGCCCCAGCCGTAGTCGTGGTCGCCACCCCAGCCGCCGCACCAGCGCCCCGCCGGCCAGACGAACATGGAGATGGCGGGGCCGCCGATGCCGCCGGTCAACGCGATGGGCAGCGCGTCGGAGCTGTCCCGATCGATGATAGACACGAGCAACGTCACGCTGTCGGTCCCGCCGAGCACCAGATCGCGGATCGGCACGCGGACAGGGGAGACGCGGTCCAGCGGCAAGGTCATGGCCATGGTCGTCATCGCTGCGGAATCTCCAGGCATCTGTCGATGATCTTGGTCAGGACTTCGTTACGAGCGCGGGTGTTGTAGATGGCGACCGCGAGAAACAGGATATTGAGAACCACGAGCGCGGTCATGGCGGGCGGCAACGCCTTGACCAGCTTCTCGCTAACGTTGCTCAGGGCCTCGGTCGCGGTCATGCCAGCACCTGAACACGAACGGCTTGCGACGGCACGACGGGCAGATCCACGCTGGCCCATTGCTCGATCAGGATTTGGCTCAGAACGACCTGACCGGTGGTGGACTGCACCGACGCCCATTGCTCGACCAAAACGATAGTGGCGCGCACGTCGGGGTTAGTGCTCAGCCATTCTTCTACTGGTTGCTGCGTGAGGCGAACGTCCGTCATAGCGCAACCCAACCTTGCGAAGCATGATCAATCTGGGTAATATAACCGGCATGGGACCGACACTGAATTGCCTGCATTGCGGCACTGAATACCGCCCCTATCCTTGCCATTACCAAACCGGCAGATCGCACTTCTGTAGTCGTTCCTGCTCTGACGCCCGACGCTACGGGCTGCCGGAAGAGCGGTTTTGGAGGAATGTGACCAAGACCGAGGGTTGTTGGGTTTACCGGTCTGCCACAGGCGGTGGTGGATACAAAAGACTTCAGATCAATGGTGATACGGTTTCCGCGCATCGCTTTTCGTGGGAACTGCACTTCGGCCCCGTTCCCGGTGGACTGCTTGTCTGCCATAGGTGCGACAATCGTCCTTGTATTCGTCCGGATCATCTTTTCCTTGGAACACACGCCGACAATGCCGCTGACAAAGTCAGCAAGGGCAGGCAGGCACGATGTGGCCCAGGGCCGACCCTGCCTCGCGGCGAAGCCCATTACGCCGCCAGACTGACCGAGGCAGATATTCGTCTGATCCGAAAGCGCCACGCGGATGGCAGCGGAACTCCAAAAGCCCTTGCCATGGAGTATGCCGTCAACAAAAGCACCATTCACAAGATCCTGCGGCGGGAAAAATGGGCGCATGTCAACTAGTTACCTTTACGCCACATTGAACATTGTTGACCGCCGCCGCCGTCCACGCCGCTGTCGTGTTCGGATCGGTGAGGTCTGTCCGCCACAGCCACCCGAATGACGAACTAAGCAGCGTCGGCGTGCTTCCCACCGTCACGGCGCCGCTCTTCATCTGCACCTGCGCCCCGCGCGTGCCCGCGTCTGACTTCTGTAGGAACCCGCGCGTCGTTACGGCGACGACGGACACCGGTGTCACGGCGATCGGCGCGATGGTGTAGAAGTCGGCGTCGTTGACGGTGCTGTCGTAGACGTAGGACGTGGTGCCGTCCTGGAGGGTTTCGTTGACCAATCCAGCGTTAGTGGGGACGATTGAAACCACGAAAGTCGGAGCAGCCGACGCACCCGTCGTTGATGGACTGGCGGCGGGAAAGCTTGCGTATGTCGTGGTAAACGTGAAGTTGCCGGTTGTGGAGTTGTAGACGATCGTGACATCCTGATCAGTCGCCAGATAATAAACAGTCCCTTTGGTTACGGTCAGCGGCGCCGTCAGGGTGAATGTGTTATTCCCCGATACCGGATTGACGATGGCACTGGAGGTCGCCAGCACGACAGCCCTGGCCGCGTCGTAGATCGCCACCTTCATGTTCCCGGTCGCACCAACCGAGACCGCGACGGTTCCGGTTGTGATCGTGCCGTCGAAGGAAGCGGTGAAAGCCGACATGCAGCCAAGATTAGCTGCCTTTGATGTCGTGGAGGCTCCCGCCGCGTTCGTCTGAGATACAAGCGATGGGTTCGGCGCCCGCGCGAACTGCACCGCCGCGTCGGACGCGGGCATTCTGGTATAGCAACGGATATCTCCGCACCATGGCACGCCCGAGGCGTCGGAGCGCCAGAGGAGGTCGTCGATTTGTTGGGCGTTAACAGCCGCTTGCATTCCCACTGTCAACTTGTTGGCGTAAGTATTGGCGCCCGGTCTGGTATTGATGCCAGTTGTCGAGTGATCGTCCGTCGTGCTGCCGTTCTTGCGAACTTTGAATGAGCCGGTCGTATTATTGATGACAACCTCGAACTCGAACTGAAACCACGTATTTACAGCGGTTACGGCGCCAGCATATGTCGCGAGCACCGTGCCACCGGGAGTGGCGGATGTCAGCAGGATCGTGCCATCGGAGCGAAACACGATGCAGCACTGATTGGCGGCAACATCCGTCAGTTGGAAATAAAGCCCTAGTGTGGTTCCGCTAATGGTCGCGGTCTGACGGAATGCACAGGATATATGATGGATTGCATCGTTGACCGCGCTGCTTTTAATCATGTTGGAGGCTGTCGCGTTTGCGAAATGCACGCATTGGCTGCCTGCGAAACGTCCCGCCGAGAGAGAGATGCTGCCAATCGTAGCACCACTGTCCCAGTAACCCAGGATCGCATCCGCTGTCGCCGCGTAGCAATCGTAACCATCTCCGAAGACGTATGCCATTACGTCCTCGCACAGAGAATGGTGATGGATACGTCGCTCAAAGTAGCATCCTGCGTCGGCGCGACGCACTGCAACACGTCGCCAACAGCCAACGAACCGCCCGCGCCCGCCAGCGTGGCCGACGTGTGGCTCGCGGACGTGACGGTGACAGTGCCCAACGCGGTGATCGTGGTCCCTCCGGTGATCTTGTTGACGACGAAGACGGCGTTCGCCGTGGTCTGGATCGAGTTGTAGACGACGGTTCCGGCGAGGCCGATGGGGATCGTGACGGCCATCGCCATCGGGGCATTCACGAGGGCGCCGGTCGCGGGTTTCCCGGAGAACGCGAATACTACCGGCACCTGGGACACCGAGGCGGGCAACTGCTCAAACGTCGCGGAACCCGTGAGTCCGGCGAATGTCGTCGTGCCGGGAGGTCCGGCGGGGCCGGGAACGGTGCTATCAGCGCCAGGTGGTCCGGGTGGGCCTGGGACGGTGCTGGCAGCGCCTGGTGGTCCGGCGACGCCGTCCTCGCCAGGAGGCCCCGGATTGCCCTGAGGCCCCACCCATCGCAACGGATCCGGCGGCCCTGTATCAGTGCCTGGATAATCCGAATAGTGGATTTTATACGCCATGACAATCTCTCGTCCATTGCCAACAACCATGCGGGCCTTGTAGTGTCTTGAGGTCCCACGACGGAGTGCGCGATGGCATACCTAACGGAAGCGGAAGCGGCCCGCTTCGCCTCAAAACAGAAGAGGAAAGGGGATTGCTCATTGTGGCAAAGCAAGTTGGACAAAGACGGGTATGGCATGTTCTTTCTTCGCCGCAAGAACCGCCGGGCACATCGTGTCGCATGGTTCTCCGCTTACGGTGATTTGCCGGAAGGTCGCGTGGTCAATCATCTTTGTCGTAATCGGGCTTGCGTGAACCCACAGCACCTCCAGGCCGTCACCGTCAGAGAGAATGTCTTTCTCAACAGCACCGCCATCAGCTACATCAACAGCCAAAAGACCCACTGTCCGGCTGGACACTCCTACGACCGTATTTATTCCGGCCAGCGTTATTGCTCCATCTGCGACCGCGCGAAAAAGCAACGGCTCAGAGCGAAATGGCGACTGGAAGAAGATCCGCTCAATATCTAGGGCGCCGACTGCCATCAGAAATACTCGGCTACGACGCGTTCGCCGCTCGTCGGCAGCGCGGTGATGGCGAACAGCGAACGCATGGCCTGCACGACCTCGGCCGGGTCCTGCTTGGCCGGCGGGAATTTCGGTGCCAGTTCGTAGGCGGCCAGCAACTCGTAGGGAAACGCGGCCATCTCTGGAATGTCCTGGGAACTCCAACGCGCGATGCCGCGCCCGACCAGATCGGTGTGGACCGCCATGACAGCCTCGACGGCGATGTCGTGCGACGAGATGCCCATGGCGCCTCGGCGAATGCGTCCCTCCAGCAGTGCCACGAGCGCGGGATCGGTTGTCTTGCCGAAGCTGGATGCCGCCATCGAGGCCGCCAGTTTTGTGTATTCCTCGGCGAATGCGCGGGGGACGGCGTCACCGGTCCACCAGACGATCCCCTGAGCATCGAGGGCGGCGTGAACGGACGCCACGCGCTCCTGCATGAACGTCAGATCGGCGGAGGACGGTGTTTCCTCCGCCGCGATGACGCCCAGTTCCACCAACGCGGCGAGGGCGATGTTCACGACGGCGACCATTTCCGTGAGCACGGGACGGTCATCGAGCGGGACGACCGTCACGTTGAGGCGACGTAATGCACGTTCAGCAATGGTCGAGACCGGGACGCTCATCGGACGTTACCGACTGGCCGCCCCGGTCACGCTGCCCGCCGGGGGCGGCGGAACGTCACCCGGCTCGGCGATGGCGCCCGCCGCGAGCGACGACATGCGCGTGGCGTGGCCCGAGACCGAGTGCCTGGGAGCGGCCATGGTCGTCACGGGCGGAACCCACGGCTCGCCGGTCGGCGGCCCTGACGGCGCGGCTGGATCGAGCCCCACCGCGACCAGATGCGCGTCCCTGATCATCGTGTTTTCCTCGATGGTCGCGCCCGCGCCGCCTCGCGCGCCGATGCTGCCGTCGCCGTTGTAATCGAGGATGATCTGCGCCACGATGCTGGCTCCCGCCATCAGTTCGCGCTGTTCCGCCGTGCGTTGGGCGGGGACGGCCGGCGCCGCGGCGGCGCCCGTCACTGTTGGAGCGCGCTTTTTGGCGTCGTCGTCGTCG